CACACGGGAATGTTTGAGAGGGACGGGACAAGCCGCCTGCCTATCACCGAATTCATGGGACCGTCCGCCGCGCAGATGGCGGGAAACAGCGTCGTTGTGGAGCAGGTGGAGGAAAAGGTGCAGGAAGTTGTAAACAAGCGGCTTGAACACGAAATCACCCGAATTCTGAACGGCTACGGAGGGTAAGCAATGACACCTTTAGACCTTTTGGACGCGCTGGAAGCGTTCGTAAAGCGGGAGACAAAGGACATTCTTTTGCCTGTCCGGGTTGACCGAAAGAGCGGTGAGCAGAAGGAGCGGGCCGCGGAGGTTTACAAAATGCGCCTGCCAAACAAGACGGCAGAGACACAGCAAATCCCCTACCTGCTGTTGCAGTACATCAAAAGCACGGACACGCAAGAGCCGGGACAGCAGGCGGAATGTGAATGTATGGTGCGCATTGTAGCGGCCACGTATTCGGAGGACGGAAGCGAGGGCGCAACGTGCGTCCTGAATCTGTTGAACCGGATTCGGATTGCCCTTCTGAAAGACAACGTAATTGCAGAACGGTATATGCTGAAACTTCCGCTTGAAATGATCGTTTACCCGGACAGCACAGCTCCCTATTACTTGGGGGAAATGATGACAATTTGGGATATTCCCATTGTTGAAAGTGAGGTTCAAAAGCTATGGCAGTAGAATTCAAGGCCAGTATGACAAAGGCCGAATTGCTGAAAATCGCCGCAGAAAACGGCGTGACGGCTGACGACAGCATGACAAAAACGGCGATTCTCGACGCGCTGGAAGCCCACAACGCCGCAGAAGCCGCCGGAGCAGGCACAGAGCCGCCCGCAGATGGAACGGGCGGGAACGGGCCGGAAGCCGCCGCGGATGGCGCAGAGAGCGCACAGGACGGCGCGGAGAACGCCGGAGCGGGTGAAGATACCCCAGGCGCTGAAAACGGCGCAGAGAGCGCGCAGAAGGAGCCGGAGGGGTACGACCTGTTCATTTACGCCGGACCGACCCTTCCGAAAGGCAGATTGCGGGAAAACGCCGTGTTCAACGGACGGTTTTCGGACGTGATTTCCTATCTGGCGGACGTGGTGAAGGATTACCCCCTTGTGGAAAAGCTGATTGTCCCCGTGAAGAAGTACGCCGCGTTTTCCGTGAAGGTGAAAACGCCCGGCAATCTCGCACACAAGTATTACAGCGACATTGTTTCTACAATGCGCGGCAACAGGGAGGTTTAACCAATGGCAGAGTATTTTCATGGCGTATCGACGCGGCAGGTTGACACGTCCGTTTCTACCCCTGTAACGGCGGATTCCGGCCTTGCCTTTGTAGTGGGTGCGGCCCCCGCGCATACCGTGGGCGGAGCCGTGAACGACCCGATCATGTGCCAGAGTTACGCGGAGGCCGTGGCCGCGTTCGGTTACAGCGACGATTGGGAGAAATACCCGATTTGCGAAGCGATTTACGCACAATTCAAGCTGTACGGCGTGTCCCCGGTGGTTTTCGTGAACGTTCTGAACCCGGAGAAGCACAAAAAGACCGTTTCGGAACAGCAGTACCAACTGAACGACGGAAAAGTTCTGCTTCCTCTGGAAGCCCTGAAAGACACGGTGCAGGTAACTTCTTACACCGTGGGCGAGGATTTCGACCTGTTCTACGAGGGCGAAAACCTGATTCTTGAGGTGCTGGACGGCGGGAGCATTCCGGCAGAGACGGGAGAACTGACGATCACATTCGACGAAGTGGACCCCTC